GACTACAAGCGCGTAACGTCTGGGCTTGTCTCAGACATCCAGTCGGCCATCCCGTTGAACTATCCGCTCTCAGGATGGCAACGCCAATGGCGTCTCCGTGGCGAATATGAAGTCTTCCCATGGCCAACTAGCCATTCTGTTAAGGCCTACATCAACACCAAAGCACCCAAAGAAGTCTTCGGCGGCAAAGTAAACCTCTCGACCTTTGCCATTAAATGGATGGGCTCGGCCGCATCGTTCTTTGACTTCTCATCAAGTAATCGCATGGGCGCAGCCCTAACAGCCAAGTACGGCGACCCGTCGCGAGTAGTGTGGAAACAGTACGAAGCAAACAAAAGCGAACTTGAGACAGAGATGGAGCGGATCGTTGCCCGCGTCGGAGAAGCCTTAAGTCGCGATCTAAGCGCAAGGTAACTCATGGCCGTCATCCTCCCAATCATCAGCGAATACGATCCGAAGGGCGCAAAGAAGGCGATCGCCCAATTTAAGCAACTAGAAGGCTTCGGAGCCAAAGCAAACTTCGCTATCAAAAAGGCAGCAATCCCGGCAGCCGCGGCAATGGCCGGCTTGGGCGTCGCATTGGCTGGCGCAACCAAAGCAGCAATGGAAGACGCAGCCGAACAAGCGAACCTTGCGCTAGTAATGGGCAACGTCACAGGCGCATCCAAAGAACAAGTCGCCGCACAAGAAGACGTCATCGCCGCAATGTCGAGGGCGTCTGGCACAGCAGACAGCGAACTCCGTCCAGCATTCCAAGCGCTGCTAGTCGGAACCAAAGACATTACGGAAGCAAACAAGACGCTTGCGCTTGCTCAAGACATCGCACAAGGCTCAGGACGCGACCTAGCCACCGTCTCCGATGCACTTGCCAAAGCGTACGGCGGCAACTTTAAGGCTCTCGGACAACTCTCCCCAGAGATCAAAGCAATGATCAAAGACGGCGCCACGCTTGACGACGTCATGAATGTCCTTGGCGGAACCTTCGGAGGAGCCACGGCCGCAGCCGCAGAAACCGCCGCAGGCCGCATGAAGATCCTTGGCAACTCGATCGACGAAACCAAAGAGTCAATCGGCGCCGCACTACTCCCAGCCGTAGAAGCCATTCTCCCAGTAGTCCAAAAGTTTGCAGACTGGGCGCAAGATAACCCGGGCGCTTTCTTAGCCATTGCCGGCACAATTGGCGCTATTGCTACAGCAATCATGGCCGTCAACTTCGCAATGGCGCTCAACCCGTTTTCACTTATCGCAGCCGGCATTGCCGCACTCGTAGTCGGACTAGCAATCGCCTACAAAAAATTTGAGGGCTTCCGCAACATTGTTAACAGCGTCCTTAACTTTATTATTGGCGGCTTTGAGACATTGGCCAATACATGGATCAAAGCAATTAACGCGCTCATCAGGGCATACAACGCCATTCCGTTTGTTGACAACGTCTCAACCATTGAATCCATATCGCTCGGCCGCATTGGTGCAGCACAAGAAGTCGCAGAAGGCGGCATAAGCGGAGTACGCATGATGGCCACAGGCGGCATCGTGACCGCTCCAACGCTTGCCATCGTGGGCGAAAAGGGGCCAGAAGCCGTCATCCCATTAGACCGCATGAAAAACAACGGCGGACAGAACATTACCGTAAACATCACAGGCGGCATCTCCACATCAGCAGACATCGGCCGCGCCGTCGTCAACGCCATTAAAGCGATGAACCGTGTAGACGGCCCAGCACAAATACAAGTCGCGTAATGGCCACGTCAATTGTTGAATCGGGATCTTACGATCTTCTCATTGACACAGGCTTTATTGTTGACGGCTTCACACTTGACGACACACTTAAAGGCGTCCTAGATAACACGGAATACGTGCTTAACGGTACGACCCAATACGCCTCCGTCATTGAGGGCTCCACAAACATCACCGTCACACGAGGACGCCGCGACATCGGCGACCAATTCACAGCCGGCTCAATGAACTTTAATTTGCTTGATGGCTATGCCGGCGGAGTCTTCAACCCATTCAACCAAGACTCGCCGTTCTTCGACACCGCAAACGGTCAACCCGGACTAGCCCCAATGCGAAACGTCATCCTCACGCGCGAAGGCGAAGAACTTTTCAACGGTTACATCATCGATTACACCTACGACTTCAATCTCGGCGGCCTTGATGAAGTCAACGTTGCTTGCGCCGACCGCTTCTATGTTCTCTCCCAGACTTACATGGACACATTTAACGTCTCCGAAGAACTAGCAAACGTGCGCGTAGAAGCCGTCCTAGACCTACCAGAAGTCAACGCATTCCAGTTGCCGGGTGAACGCAACATAGAAGCTTCTACCGTCCTACTTGGCGGAGCAGCCGCCTACACCGTCCCCAACGGAACATCCGTAGCCGCATACATGGCAAAGATCAACGAATCAGTACAAGGCAGAATCTTCGTCGCCAGAGACGGAACCTTTACATTCCAAGACCGCATCGGAACGACACTTTCCGCATCCGTAGCCGACTTCCACGACAACGGAACAGCAATCCCTTACGACCAAGTAGGCATCTCATTTGAAGCAAACCAAGTCGTCAACCGCGCATCCGTAACCCATGCCGGCGGAGCCCCAGAAGTTGCGGAAGATCTGGCCTCCCAAGCAACGTATTTCATTCAGACGCAGTCAATCTCCGACGCGCTTGTTCACAACGACGCAGCGGCCCTAGCGCTCGCAGAGTACCTACTGGTAGCCGAACCCGAGCCACGCTACACAAGCGTCTCCACGCCCTTCTCCACGCTTACAGACGCCCAACGCGACACCGTGGCGGTCATCGAGATCGGCGACACCGTCAGTATCGAGAAGTCATTTGCCACGGGAAACACAACGACGTCACTTGCCCAAGAATTAGCCATTGAAGGCATTCAACATCAGATCGACCTATCGTCAGGTCATCGGATAACCCTCTTTACGAGTCCTACCACGCTCGTCTTTGAATTGGTGCTAGACGACCTAATTTACGGAATCACCAACTCAACGAACGTGCTCGGGTAATATACCGCTATGGCCACTACTCCTTATCCGTTCGTAGCCGGGGCAGTCCTTACCGCGTCCCAGTTGAACTCGACATTCAATGTCCCAATCAACGCGCAAACCGCTTCCTATGTTCTCGTAGCATCCGACGCAGGCAAGCGCGTCCAGATGAGCAATGCTGGAGCAACAACGATCACCGTAAACACTTCGCTTTTCTCGGCTGGCGACTCGCTCTTCATTCAGAACATTGGTGCCGGCACTTGCACGATTACTGCTGGCACGGCAACGGTCACGACCGCTGGCTCTCTTGCGTTGGCACAATGGGGAGGTGGCACGCTTTACTTCACAAGTGCCAGTGCTGCTGTTTTTTTTAGCGGTGGCGGTGTCAGTTATGGAACAGCAACAGGCGGCACGTCTTCAAGCATTACGGTCGGCGGCGTAAACTACACGCTGCTTACCTTCACAAGTGATGCAACGCTGTCAATTACGAAGTCGGGCATTTTTGATTTTTACATTTTCGGTGGCGGAGGCGGCGGCGGCGGTAGCCATGTCGGTAACGCTGGTGGTGGTGGTGGTGCAGGTGGACAAATGCAGGCCACACTTTATTTAACGGCAAACCAATCTGTCACAGTTGGCGCTGGCGGTGCTGGTGGTGGGGTTAGCGGCGGTACTGGCACACTTGGCGGCGCAACAAACATCGGCGCGGCCTTAGCCGTCGTCGGTGGTGGTGGCGGTGCAAACGTGCAAACAGTCGCAGCCCCGGGCGGATCAGGCGGAGCAGGCACACACACAGGCGGTAGCAACCTAGGTGCAGCGTCATCGTACGCCGATACAGATTTTGGCTTTAGTGGCGGCAACGGATCGTCAGGCTTTGGCGGTGGTGGCGGTGGTGCTGGCGGTGCTGGCGCAAACGGCACATCATCGACTACGGGCGTCGGCGGCCTTGGTGTAGAAGTAAACACTTTTATCGGTGGCTCATCACTATTTAAGGCAGGCGGCGGCGGTTCGTGGTCTGCTGCTGGCGGTTCAGGCGTCGGCGGTTCAGGCACAACAGCAGCGGCAGCAAACACGGCAGGCGGCGGTGGTGGCGGCACTTCTTCAAGTGCAGGTTCAGCCGGCGGAAGCGGCATCGTTTATGTAAGGTTCAAAGCATGATCGCACAATACTTTGCACAACTAGACGGCAACAATGTTGTTCTAGCGGTTCACGTTGTCTCCGCCGAATACATGGCAGAAAACCCTGCTCGATACCCGGGCGTATGGGTAGAAACCTTTATTGACCGCGCCGACAAAACCTACGCAGGAATTGGCTACACATACGACTCAACTACTAAGGACTTTACAGCGCCTCCAGTAATCCCTGCCGACAAGTAATGCGATGGGCAAAGTATGCGGCGCTGCTTTTTATGGTTGCAGTTATAGCGTGGGCAACTAGTGGCTGCACAGTTAGCAAAACTAATATTGAGTACAAATGCTTCACTAAAGCGTCGTGCGAACGTGCCGCCTGAACAACAACACGCAGGGCTCATCGTATTTGTAGGCCGCATTATGGCAGTCTGCTTTGCCTTTACAATCATGGCGTTTATCTACGGCATTCTCTTTGTCGATCAACCAATGGAACAAGCCCCAACCGACGCTCAACTTATTGACCTTCTTTCTACGTTGCTCGTATTCTTGACTGGCTCATTGTCGGCACTTCTCGCCTCAAACGGACTAAAGTCAAAGACAAAGCAAGGAGACACAAATGAAACCAAGTGACAAAGCAATGATCTCTACCTACATTAACAGCGCCATCGCAGCAGCAGTCGCGCTTTACATGTCAGGCAACACCGACCCAAACGACCTACTCGGCGCAGCCATCGCAGCAGTAGCACCACTATTTATCGGCTACGTCAACCCAAAAAACAAGGCTTATGGCATCGGCAAAAACCCCGAAGCCTAAAGCCCAACCGCTTCCAATCGTCGGCGCAAGGCCGTACACGGGCAACACGGACGGCGCATCACCTAAACGACGTGCCGGCATGGACGCCTTCATCAAAGAAGTCATCTGGTTAGGCCAAGGCGCTTTATGGGATAACGGCTCGTATGGCGTAAGAAATATGCGCGGCAAAGAATCGCTCTCGGTACACGCGACAGGCCGCGCCGTCGATCTCTCGTATCGTCCAAGCGCATCCAAAAAACTGGCAAACCGTCAGGACGCGCTAGAAGCGATCGAGAAGCTTTGCGCCAATGCAAACGATCTCGGAATAGAAATGATCATCGACTACTTCCCACAGCCGTTCGGCCGCGCGTGGAAATGCGATCGGCAAGCGTGGAGCAAATACAGCAAGCCAACCGTCTCAGGCGCACCCGGCGGAGACTGGTTCCATATCGAGATCTCGCCACAAGCGGCAGACTCTCCGATCTTTGTCAAAGCCGCATTCCTAAAGGCATTCGGGGAAATCCACCCTTACTAGGAAAGTCTTGGCTAAGGTCGGAATACCGACGAAAGGCCATTCTATGACCGATCCACAAATCTTCGACTATCTGGTACTCAAGACAGTTCTTGACAACGGCCAAGAAGTCCTTGTGCAGATCTTTATGAACGGCGGATCCGAGGCGCAATACCTA